CTAAACTACACAGATAATCCGTGGTTTCCTGACGTGTTAGAACAAACTAGACTAGAAGATAAAGAAAAACGACCTGATCAATATGAGCATATTTGGATGGGAGCGTTTCAAATTTTTCAGGAGGGAAGTTATTATGCCTCTGAAATGCGTAGAGCAAGAGATGAAGATCGTATAACAACAGTAAGATATGATCGTGGTAAAGGAGTTGTTGTTGCGTTTGATCTAGGAGTTGGAGATAGCACAGCAATGTGGTTTGCACAGTTTATAGGCACAGAAGTACACCTAATAGATTACTATGAAGCATCAGGTGTAGGCTTAGATCATTATGTAAAGGTGTTGCAAGACAAAGAATATATCTACGATCAATACATATTCCCACACGACATTAGAGTAAGAGAGCTTGGATCAGGTAAGTCTAGGCTTGAAACATTAGAAGGTATGGGTATTCGTGCTGATAAAACAGAGATAGCACCTCAGTTATTAATTGAAGATGGCATACAAAAAGTTAGAGAGATGTTAGACAAGTGCTACTTTGATGAGCAAAAGTGTGAACGTGGCATAGATTGTTTGTTAAACTATAGCAAAAAATGGGATGATTCAGGAGCAACATGGAGGATGCGACCTGATCACAATTGGGCATCACATGGGGCAGATAGTTTTCGTTACCTCTCAGTAGGCTATCAACCTTACAATGAGGCATGGGATAAACCAATTAGAAGAAAGATTAAAGGAGTTGTATGAAAGGTTTATTGTCTGATGGATGGGATGGCTTTAAAAATGTAACAGGTGGCTTGTTTGATGCAATAAGAACTGTTGATCCTGAATTACAAGCTCAAAGAGATCGTGAAGCACAAGAACTATATAATGCAAGAGCTGATAGTCCATTCTTTCAAGCCTTTGGTTGGGGTGAAGGTAACAATGAAAGAACAGAAGATTTTTCTTTTGGTAACGTAGCTAAAGACATTGGTGAGTTATATCGTGGTGGCGCAACTGCTGTTACTAATCCAAAACAAACAAGTAATGCTGTAGCTGATCTAGCTTTTGGTGGTGTATTAACTTTAACACCAGTAGGAGATATGGGAATTATGCAAGGTGTTGGTCAAGATCAACGTGCAATGGCAAAAGAGTTTGGATCATACATCAAACAAACCTATGGATCATTCGATGGTTTTGTAGATTACGCTAAGAAAAACCCAGCTTCAGCTATGCTTGATCTTGTTGGTGTTGGTTTTGTAGCTAAGAAAGCAATAGACGTTGCAACTAATCCAATAGTACAACAAAGATTTATGGCTGAGTTAGATGGTATTGTAAGCGCAGCCAATCAAACGCCTTACATGGCTAACATAGTTTATCCTGATAGGCAATTTATTACAGGACAAAAAGTAGGTAGTGGTAAAAACAAAGGAGCTACACAAGATCAGAAAGTTGATGAGCTTAAAGAAATACAAGTCCAAATAGAAAACTCAGACATTGTGCAACAAGAACCAAAGTCTGTACAAGGCATGGAAGGTGAAATAGTAATGTTTACTATGACAGATCGTGCTAGTGCTGATGGAACTGCGAAAAAAATTATAACTGCTAATGATCAATATGATGTTGATGTTGGACAATACGGAGGAGTATTGTTTGGGCAAATGTTAGAAGCAATTAAAAGAGGAGATGCATGGGCATCAGATCGAGTGCCATTAATGTCTATCGAGAAAAGAATACAAGAGATACAGAGAATGCATGATATTACACCACAAGTATCACAATTTTTATTGAACCCAACAGGTATAAACTTTTCACACCAAATAACACAAACAATGTTGTCAGCACTTAAAGGTAGATTAAATAAAAAAGAGAAAGCTGAATTAGACAAAAAACTTAGTCACATTGCACCTAATTGGATAGGCATAGATAACGATTTAGAATTTGCTATGAGAAACTTGAATGGTTCAGAGAGGATGAAAATACAATATCTTTTAGCATCTAAAAACAACTCAAGCATACCATTTCTACAAACATACAAAGGCAAAAACAAAGGAGGATATGCAGAACAAGGTTTGTCTTTAGCAGAAGCTGGTGTAGCGAATACACAACCTCAGTTATTAAATGCTAGACGAGGTACAACTCCAATGATTGCTACACTTGATCCAAACCCTAATACAAGATTTGGTGATGTTGATCCTACAAGTGTAAACTCAGAAGGTCTTGGTATATTGCATCCATCTTACAATGCAACACTCAAAAGTGATGGTAATCCAACTAGACCGTTTGCAGAAGATTTAACAATATTTGATTTTATGGAAGCAAAAGAAGCTACAGATGGAATAGGATTTACTGGTAGGGATTTTGTAACACCACAGAAAATTAATCCTGATAATGTAACACCTGATCAACATTATGCAACTTTGAGAAATGATCCTCCGTATGTACAGATAACAGATAAAGTTATTAGGCACTTAGAAGATAAAGGTAAACTAGAACGCAAAGGACTACTCTCAGGACTGTAATGTTAATATCAGAAGCACAACAAGTCAAAGATGAAAAGAAAGAAGCTAAAGGTTTATTAGACACTAAACTTGAAACACCTAATGCAAACTTTGGTAAGCAAGTATCTATGCCATACGATAGCACATTATCTAAAGGTGGTACTAATCAATGGAATGTAATGGGTGATGTTGTAAGACAAAGTTTTTTAAATTCAGGAGTAGATGTACCAAGAAACCAACTGTTTCCACAAGACGTAAGACTTACAACTGCTGAAAATTTAATGAAATCAGGCAATCCACATGCTGATACAGAAGCATATCAAAAAGATTATTTAGAGCGTGAAACTGGCATGAACTGGGGATATGAAGTGCCAATAGCTAATTCTACTCAGAATGGCACAAGACTTGATGCTTACGGAAAATTCTTACCTTCAGATCAGCAATTACAAGATGTGTATCAAGGCATAGATTATTACGGTAATGAAGCGCAACTTGGATTAACTAAAATGGGTGCTAAAGTATCAACACCAGTTGCACGGATGAAATTTAATAAAGGTACACAGAAAGGTTTACTGCAACCTGTGATGAATGTAACAGGTCACGAGTATGCACACTACTTAGACTCAGTATTTTCAGATGGTAGAATAATGTTAAGCAATGTTACTGAGGAGCTTGTAGACGATGCTTATCAATCAAACCAAAAATTGCCTTCACAAAAAGAACTTTATGAAAGATGGATGAATGATCCGAGGACAGAACACTTAGACGTTGCAGATAATTTAAACTTAAAGCCAAGCGCTCAGATCAATCCTAGAGAAGTGTTAGGTAAGTTTTATACAGAATCAATGGTCAATAGTGGTGGCAACTTCCAAAACTTTGCTGAGAACATTGCAAGATCATTAGGTACATTCATGGGTTCACAACATTATGATGAAGGTCATGGGCAAAATATTATGGTACAAAACAAGGATGTAATGCGCTCCATAGCAAAACTTTTAAACAATATGGAGTTTTAGATTATACTAATGCAAACAAACATAGGACAAGATCATGGGTGACGAAGGTTTCGGAGTAATGGATTTGTTACAAAAGCTCTTTAAAGAAAGAGAACAAACAGGTGGCGCTAAAGGAGCTGTATCAGATCAAGAATTTAAAACTTTACAACAAGGTGAAAGCGAACTACCTGATTCATTAAAAGGATTAAAAACGCCTACTAACTTTTTATCTAAAGGTGGCATGTCTGATGCAGAGTTTAATAGATTAAGTCAAGGATCATACGGTGGTGATGTTAACAGAACTAATCAATTAAGCACAATTAACAACACTTCATTGAACAATACAGGCGCAGTATCTGACAATGAAATCTTAAATTTAATAGAAAAATCTAAGATAAGTGGTAGACCTGAAGGTAGACCATCACAACAAACTATGATAAAAGGTGGATCATCGCCACAAACAAGTTACGGTGGATCAGCATTTTCAGATCAAGAAATGACACAGATGCAACCAATGAATGATGTTGATGCTATGTTTGCTCAAGAGTTACAAAACATGAATCCACAACAAGCAAATGAAGTTATTATGATGTTGCAAAACTACACACCTGATCAGCAACAAAATTTTAAAGCACAATATTTAAGTGGCAACGTACCTCAATATGAATTAGAAGCACAATCTAACTTAGGATTTTAGTATGGCATTGACAACTTACACAGGCTTAAAAGCAAGTATTGCAGACTTTCTCAACAGAGATGACCTAACCTCTGTCATACCTGATTTTGTTGCGTTAGCAGAAGCTCAGATCAACAGAGATATTAGACATTGGAAGATGGAAGCAAGATCAAGTGGACAACAATCAGCCAATGATGAATACATGCAATTCCCTGCGGATTGGATAGAAACAATAAGATTACACTTAACAGGCACAGGAACTACAGTTGTTAATTTAGTTTCAAGAGATGCTATGGCTGACAAAAGATCAGCAAATGAGAATGCCACAGGTACACCAAGTATGTACACACACGCAGATGGACAATTTCAATTGTATCCAACGCCTGGCAATGACACAGATTTTGAGTTGCTNTATTATCAGAAGATACCTTCATTAATAAGCAACGCAGATAATTGGCTTTTACTAGAAGCGCCTGATGTATACCTCTATGGAGCGTTATTACATTCAGCACCGTACTTAGCAGAAGATCAAAGGGTAGCAGTTTGGGCGCAGATGTATAGCGCAGCAGTTGCTAGATTAAATGAAAGCTCTGATGATGCTAGGTTTAGTGGATCAGGGTTAACACTTAAAGTGAGAGGATTAGTATGAGTTTTTCAAACTATTTAGAAACAGAAATATTAGACCATGTATTTGCAGGTGCGGCTTACACAGCTCCCGGCACAAAATACTTAGCGTTGTTTACAGCAGTAGCAGATGGCGAAACAGGTTCGGTTACTGAAGTAAGTGGTGGTGGTTATGCACGTCAATCAGTTGCATTTACAACATCAGGTAACACTACGTCTAATAACGCGGCAGTAGAATTTCCTACAGCTACAGGTAATTATGGAACTGTAACACACGTTGGTGTTTACGATGCTTCAACATCAGGTAACTTAATGGCTTATGCGGCTTTATCATCAAACAAGACTATTGAAACTGGTGACGTGTTTCGTGTGCCATCAGGTGACCTAGACATTACACTTAACTAATTAAGTAAATGGCTTTTGAGTATGGTGAA